AATGCTGAGCTCCATTAGGTTGGTTAGACCTAAAAGTATTACTCCCCTTGCAACTAGATGCTGAAGTGAATAGCCAATAGACCGGCTACAAACAACGCATCAGGCTGAGATCTGTAACCAGGATCCCAGCCATCTAGAAAGCCTTGCGGCAATCTAGAACGGCGGACTCTTACTCTAGGCTTTTTATTGCTTCGAGGTAAGTAGAATAGTCCGTCGCCAACCGAGAAGATGTACCCACCGACAGCAAGCGGAAGTGAGAAGTGTGTGGCCTCTTGCGAGAGCCGAACCATCTCATTCTTTATGCTTAGGTAGGTATATCTCCTCGGACACCCGGATGTAAGAACACCCTGATCGGGGTTCATCCATTCGGGCACGAGGTGGGGCTTTCCATCTATGAAGGATCTTAACAAGGTAAGCGTTCGGTGTAGGAGCAGCTTTTCTCTCCTACCCCAAAGAGCAACCTGGTTAATTACAACATAGACGTCGGGTTCCGCAGCGAGAGACTTCACATAGAAGGGGGTTATATCAACCCCGTTTAGGAAGTCACCACCGCAAGGCTCGCGAAAGGGCCCGTCACTGAAGGACTTATCGTGATTAACGACAAGGCCCGCCTTTGTCAAGACTTCTACGAAACCGGCATACTCGTATGAGGGGATAATTATATCATCCCCAAATACACAAGTGTTAGCCCAATCCACAAAAAGGCTTGGACCACCACGCGTACACCGGAAACCGTAGATAAGAGCGACAATGATAAGTGTCATAAGGGGAAAAGTAAAGCCATTCCCCATAGTACTAATCATGTTTAGCTCCACTTGTATACCAACATCCCTCGCTTTACCATCGCTTGGGATTGTAATCACAGGTGACCTAAGCTTCATTAATAGGTCAAACCATGAACTTGGCATAAGGGCACGCACAAGATCGACGCTTATCATATCGCTAGCGGACTTGAGATCCAGGGTTGCAACATCCCCGGAAATCGATCCACGTTTGGCCATAGCAATATTCTTTTGCTGTTGGTTGCGAATATCTAAGCCGATACGCCGTAGAGCCCCTTCGAGATACATGCCTGCAGCAAGCTGCAGACACATGTTCCCTGAGGGTTCAATTGCGATTGTGCGTTCAGTGTCCTCGTTCTTGGGAACTGTTGTCAGTCGAGAACCCTCAATCTGCTTAGTGCCCGAAACTCCCAAACGACCATCTCTGGTCAGGAAGTAAGGGTTCATACTACGCAGTTTAAGAACCAAGGGTTCACACAGAGCGGTACAAGTCATATCTTGGAAAATCTTATCGGCGGCGTGGGTTCCTTTAATGCCATTACTGGCACCAGGTCCAAACCTCCAATTAGCCCAAAGATACGACATCTCGAGCGGCTGCTGTATGGCCAGCTCATCAAAGGAAGAAGTAAAACGCTCTAAAACAGTAGTAATGAAATAACGAGCGTTCTCTATTATCCTTCGATCGAGGCAAGAAGAGGGTGGCGAAACTCTTTGAATTTCACCAACCTTCTCATTAATCGCAATAAAATCATCTATTGCGACTCCCCGAAGATCTTCTCTAAGGAAGCGTGCTCTTTTACGAGCACGTTGTACCTGACGGCTAACCGCTGCGTTCTGCGATTTGACGTCAAGAAGCTCTTCTGACAGTGTGCTGAAGAACACCGCAAGGCGCTCTTCGCCCACTCTTGAAACGTTACTTTTACTCACAGGATAACTCCCGATGAAAATAACGGTTTAACCAAGAATCAGAACGTGACGGAAAATGTAGTCCAGGATAAAGAAACTAAAGAAGGCTAACAACTCCTTCAATATTTCTCCTAGATCGATGTCCATCACCGAAGACCTTATTTAAGGATCTTCTGTGCCGACACGGGAACCTCAACTTGCATTTCTGCAAGAAGGGCTGCCTTTTCAGCACGCGTTACTGAGTTAGCGTTCCAACGAACTTGGGCAACAGCATTTTGGAGTGGATCAACTAGGACTGCCGGAGCGTTCGCTATAAGAACTAAAGCGACCGCAGCGACAACCGAAGTTGATTTTACTCGAGCCCAGCTCATAGGACGCCTGTCAACACTGTGACCGAAATACCGCTCGCTTGCTCCCATCCGATGCCAAAATGGCAACTGATAAGAGCGCGAACCTCTTCCGGTTCATAGGTGTCGACCCCAGCAGGAATTTCGATTATCGTGGTGATTTTAGGTACCATGATACTCTGATTCACAGCCGGGGCTGCTCCTTTTCGCGTGATATATTTATACACGTTAATAGGAACATTCTTGATTACGCCCGTCACAGGATTTGCCTGCGGTAACGTTCTCAAGACAGGAGGTCGGAAGAATGAGACTGTAAACGGCTTAGATACGCTGTTCACATCCACACTCGTCTGAGTACCACCTAACGCACTAACGGCGTATTGCTTACCGTTAATGTTAGGCGCGACGTCCGTGAGAAGCGTATAGGTCGGGGAAGTTAACCCCGTCACTACTGCGCCTGTTGCGGGTGTTGCAGGTGCGAAAGACAAAGTATGTCCTTTCAAACCGATCAACCCAACAAACATAACAAATCAGTCACGACTTGCTAGTCTATTGACAAATGACCGGCCAATACGGAACCCAAGTTTAATAACTTGGAGATGCCGTTACTCGCTATCTCATCCACAGATTTAATGCGGAGAGGTCGCGATGGGAGGTGAGAAAGAACTTCGCGAAACATGTAGGAATACTTAGCAACCGCATCTGAACCTGATCCGCTCCCTGGAAAACCAGGGAATAGAGGGTAAAAATATGGTATGCTTCGCGTCCTACAGTGGTACCTCTGAGTAGATGTAATATATGTCGTATCACCAGGAATGGTGTAAAACATATCATCTAACCAGGGTCCTACAGTAGTAAAATAGTCTACCACCCAGGAAAAAGGCGTAAGCTCCCAAGCAACACTCGGGGCCTGCGTAATCTTTAATCCAAGGTGGTCGCCTATACTGTAGGAGGCTGCAGATCGAGTTTTAAGATCTACAGCTGCCACGACGCGGACTGACTGTTGATGTTCAGAGTAATGGTGAAAACCAATACCAAGCGCATAACAACAGACGCCATCGGTTGTTTTAAAACCGGAGGCCCAGTCCCTATTCGCTGTGCCAGAAACTTTAGTGCGTTGATCCACTCTTGTTTGATAATGCAAGATTGAATCTGCAGCTGACTTGATATCTTTGAGTAAGGGATTAATTCCAAACCCAAAGCCAAGCCAGATGTCGCCGAAAAGTTTCACGGCACTTCTTCCTCGAGTTCTCTTTAAGGCTATTGCAGCATGCAACGCATCATAACCGATGCCGTTAATCTGTCGCACAAGGCGACCGATTTCACGGCTCTCGGCTAGAGGCGGAGCAAGTTGCGAGTTGCCTATCTTGCCTTGGAGCCTATTTTTGACGCGTGCTACAGCTTGCTCTTTGAGCAAAGCACTGTCTTTAATATCATAGTAGAGACCACCATTCATCGTGCCGCTTCCATTAGAGGTATAAGAACCTCCTTTGGAGAAGCATGAATAAAATGTCGGTTTCTTCAGCATTACTTCGCGGCTATAAGCAGCGGAGCATTCCTGACCCTTGGCAAGTTTCACTTTCCAGTCCTTGTTATTAATAAACGACCTATCATCGGTCGCATAGACTTCCTGTTCGTTAACGTCCACGTAATGGCCATCTAACAAAACACCGTTAGCATACCATTCAGCGGACTGTAACTTACGGGAATAATCAATGCGAGACAATGCTGCACGTTTACCACCGGGCACCTGAGTTTTATCTCGAGGTGTTCGGGGAAGTACTGGATACAATTTCGGCTTCACAGCCATATCCGATACCTCCATAGAAGGGCTGTTTGTGAGGCACGGAGAGATCCGTGCCTAAAAGGGACCCCACGTTCCAAGTTGCAAGAAGACATCATACTCAATCAAGAGTTTGACATCGACCTGCATCATGGACTCATCAACAAACTAAATGAAACAACGAACTTAACGATGACTAATCATTAAGTAAGTAAGTAACATTTAGCAGTCCGTTGCAAAACGGATGTGGCGCTAGTTAGGCGCCGGTTGATGAGAGGAGG